AAGTTATAGAAAGATATTTTAATTCTTTGTTTATAAAAATAAAACAAGGTAAGTTAGCTATTATGCCTACTATAGAAATAAATGAAGCTATGATAGAATTAGAAAAAAACGCACCTAGTTTACACCCTGTCTTTGTAAAAAATATTGAATTAGTAAATAGGTATAAAACAAAAACTTTATTATGAGAAGAAAAGGATTTCGCTCTGAATTTGAAAGAAGCTTTGCTCATTGGCTAATTAAGAATAATGTTAAGTATGATTATGAGAAGTTTTACTTAGAATATCAACCTAAAATTAAAAAGTATACTCCAGATTTTTATTTATCAAAACAAGATATATATATTGAGACAAAAGGATTTTTTGATTTTGCAGACAGGCAAAAACATTTGTTAGTTAAGGAACAAAATCCAGATATTGACATACGATTTTTATTTGTAAATGCTAATAATAAACTTAACAAATCGAGTAAAACAACTTATGGTGCATGGTGTGATAAGCATAAAATACTTTGGGCAGAAAAAAGGATTCCGAACGAATGGTTGAAATAAATGATTTATTAAATGAAACTGAAAAGTTATCTTTGTTACCAGAGAGATATTACTTGATACTTAAACCTAGAGGTGACGGTAGTTTTGATGTAGTGGCTTATGATACAACTGACCCTACAAAACCAGTGGATTCTACATTTTATGTTTTAAAAGGTTTAATGGAAACATTAGAAATTGATTTAGATAAATTAGTGCAATTAGGCCAAATGGCTATAATAGATAAAGTTGTGGAGATACAAAATAAAGGACAAGAGCCAACAACCGAACTGTTAGAGGCTGATATTGAACAAGTAGACATAGGTAAAAAACATTGAGCGAAATAAAAGAAAATAATGGTAAGACTATAAAAGAATTAAAAACTCACGATTTTTCTATTACAAAATTTAATAAAGATTTAAAGTATGGTAAGAAACATGAGAAGCTTGTGATGGAGTCTAGGCTAGATTATGAGCTTAAAACAGACAGATTAGCACATAAAACAGGTAATGTTTATGTTGAATATGAATCTAGGGGTAAAGAAAGTGGTATAATAGCTAGTAAATCTAACTTATGGATATTTAAAATAGTGGATAAAAAGGATAAACATTTGTTTTCTATTGAAATTCCTCTTGACAGATTGCGTAAATTGGTGTACAATAAATATTCTACCACTCTTGGAGGCGACCATAGAACATCTAAAGGCTATTTAGTTCCTATAGTGGATTTGGTATCTACGCAATGAACATAACAAAAGAATTACTTAGTAAAGCACTAGAATTAGTGGGTGGGCAACGTCAAGTAGATTACGGCGATAAAGTAAAAAATCACGATAATATAGCAAAACTTTGGAGTGCGTATTTAGATATTAAGATAGACGCACATGATGTTGCTATAATGATGTCTTTACTTAAAGTTGCTAGAACTAAGTTAGGCGAAAGAACAAAAGATACTTATATTGATATGGCGGCGTATGGTGCTATAGCAGGTGAAATACAATTTAAAAAGGGAGAAAATAATGGCAAATAAAATAGTTAAGATACGAAAATTAGACGATATATCAGAGAATGATTGGGAAATAAATCTTTCTAATGATGGTAAGATTTACATTGACCACAAAAAATTTTATGAGATAGTTGAAAAGGGTATGGAAGATAAAAAATATACAGCACCTACTATAAAAGAGACAAACCCTGCTATATTTTTTCCCAAAGATGAAGAGTGGGAAAATACAAAAAAGAAAGAAAAAAGAATAGTAGAACAATTTAGAAGTGATGCAAAAAATTTAAGTAGAGCAAACTTTAATAAAAAGTATAATAAAATTAAGGGAGATAATATAGACGCTGTGCTAGATGAATGATACTGTAATAGCTAGTTTTGAGGTTAAAATAACTAAAGAAGGATTGTTAATCCTTGAAAGTAAGCTAGCTAATCCTGTAGATTTTACTGAAGCAATGGATAAGTGGAACCCCTCATACGAAAACACCCCAGTAATAGCATCTATGTTAGATTACTATTCTGGGGTGTTTAATTTAATGATTAAAGATAGTCAGAAGTTGACTACTTAAATACCTAATTGTAATTGATTAAATCCTTCAATAGGGTACGCATCAACTTCAAAACATATAGAGTTAAAGTGTGCTTTATTATCTCCTTGACTTTTAGCGTATGCCCTAAATTCTTCTACATATAGTTCAGTAGATGTTAAGCATGTTTGCATGTCTGGATATAAATACCCTTGATATTTTACCGATGGCCAGTTTGGCATTGAAGTTATTATTATAGCCATTGCTACTTTTATCATCTATCCTCCTAGCGGATTACTAGACTCTAATTTTATTTCTTCAATTTGTATATCCTGTAATTCATTTTCTTTTTTAACAATTGCAACATCTTTACTTAATTCTTCGATGTCTTCTTCTAATTCCCATCCATACTCTTCTAGCATTTGAAGAGATTCTAGTAAGGGTTGTAGATTAGCAGGTTCTGGTAACATAGCTATTTGCTCTCTTATTTTACCAATCTCTGCAAATACTTTTGTTAAATCTACTGGTGTAATTTTATCATCTACCTTTTTAATTCTATCAATTAAGTCTACTTTGTATTCATTTGCATACAATAAAGCATCATCAATTTTTGCTTCTAGCTCTTTGTCTTTCTCTTTTAGTGGTGATAGATTAACTGGAGGTGTAGCCTCTATTGCATCAAGTCTTGAGTTAAACTGACCCCATGTGTAAAAACCTCCACCGATAGCTCCGATTACTCCCAAAAGTGCCGCATATGTGCTAAGTTTATCCATTATTTTCATTGTCTAAGTGCCTCCAATTCAGCAAGTATTTTATTTTTCGCTTTGTTTATTTCTAACAGTTTAACTCTATGTATCTCAACAGGGTCACTCTGCGTGTAAGAACTAAGCGAAGTTCCTACATATATCTCCTTAGAATAAGAAGATAAATCTATTTGTAAAAATAATCCCATGCTTGCATTTTCGTAAATATCTTTAGCAGAATAGAATATTATATCTTTATATGCATCGAGACTATTATCTTTAAAAAATAAGTCTTCTTTTGATAAGTTTTGAGTTGTTTCTTTTGTAACTTTAGCAATTTGTTTTGCTATTGCTTTTAAATTTTTATTTAATTTTGTTTCTACTTTTGTAACATCTGTAGCAACCCCGTCATCGGTGTCCACTTGTTCTGGTTCTTCCGATTGTACAGTTTCTTGCTCTCCATCTTCTTCGGCCTGTACCTCTGACTCCTCAGTTCCTTCGCTATTGGGTTCGTCTTCTTTTGATTTTTCTTCGGGTTCATCATTACTTGCTACTTCTTTTTCCTCTTTTACTGGTTTTGATTCAGTTGGCTCTTCCACTCCTTCATTCTCATTCTCCGCAATCGTTGAAACGCTTTCTTCCTCCGTTGCGATATCTTCCATTGGTTCCTCAAACTCTTCAAAAGACTCTTCAGTAAGTTCATCATTGAACTCCTCCTCAGTTATCTCTTCAAAAAATTCTTCGGCTGTTATGCCTTCTTCTTCAAGAAACTCCATGAACTCTTCTTCCATGCCAGTCTCTTCTAAAAATTCAGTAAAGTCCTCCTCAAACTCTTCAGTAAAAATTTCTTCTGTCACCATTATGGGTTCAGAAAATTCTTCTTCAAAAAATACCATTTCCATATCTGGTATTTCTTCAAAAACCTCCATGTCAAATTCTTCTATTGAAGGTATGTCTTCTACATAAATATCATCAAAAGAAAACTCTTCATCAAAAGGAAGTGTAAACTCTTCTTGCGGTATATAAAAATCTGGTATCTCAGTTATGTCTTCGTTAATCCAGTCAAAGTCATCTGGGATATTTTCAACAATGTCGTTAATATCATCTATAACTTCATCATCAATTGGATTAAACTCTGTGCTATCATAAGTCATCGTTAAAGATGCACCTAATAAGTTTGGTCCTTGTCTTGACTGATTACTATAATTACTATCAGTTCCTTGCCAAGACCAATCTACTTTATTAGCACCAGTACCAAGATAAATAATTCTATCATTGTACTGACCGCATGACTGAGCTACTGCTCCGGATGACCCGGGGTAACCATTACAGTTACCTTGAAAACCAGTAACCTCTGTTCTAGTTTGTGATACAGTTGATAATGTACTACCACTAGAATCTTTTAATGTTACAGTTGTTGTATGTGAATCATTACTACCGCCTTTAGATTCACAATTACCCTGTGTACTTTCACAGTTTGCAACATCAATATAACTATTTAATGTAACTCCATTATCAAGCATTGATTGATTAATAGAATTATTAGTTAGTGCTATATCATCTGCACTAACAGTTGCAGTTCCTGTTACTTCAAAGTCACCGCCTACACTATACTTGTAACCACAATTAGATTGATTTGTACAAGTAATATCAAAACCACCAACAGTAGAACCATTAGTAACATAACCAGATGAGTTAGCAGAATTAATTTGGTCTGTACTGTTAGAGTTCCAGTCTACCCCATCATTTGCATTAGGTAATAAATTACCTGTAGTTATAGTTTGGCTATGAGCTGTGGTGTAAAGGAGGAAGATTGTAGATAGTAATATCGTCAACTTCGTCTTCAATTATTTCCTCCTGTTTTTTTAACTCTTCTAATTTTCTTTTTTCTTCTTCGATTTGTCTAGCAAGTTCTTCTTGCTCTAATCGTAATCTTTCTGCTTCTTCTTGTCTAGCAATCTCTGCTAGTTCTTCATCTATCTTAGACCTAGTTTCTAATTTAGATATATATGACTCATAGTTTGGTCTTTCAACATCATACTTGTTCCATTGTTCTAAAGCTTCTGGTCCTATCTTTCCTTCAAATGGACAAGGTGTTCCTGCCATTTCCATCGCAAAAAATACTCGTTCATCTTGACACAAAAGTGACACAGCCGCAATTTTCATGCCATAGTCATATAATACTTTACTGAGCTTAATCCTTTCACAGTTGAGGTCACGAAAATGTTTACCACCAGAAATACCAAAACCCATGCTAGATACAGACCCACTAACACCCATGCTACAAACATCTTGAGACATAGCTGAATAAGAGGGTGCATTAGCAGAATTTACAGGTACTTCTGACCCATTTGTAGTGCTGTTATTGGTTGTAGTGTTTGTCGTTGTGTTCGTTTGTCCATCATTGTTGTTGGTAGTAGTCGATGTATAACCACCTGTAATCTGTGTGTTACTACCCGAAGAATTTGTTTGAGCATTGTTATCATTAGTTGAATCCGCAAAGGTAACTGTACTTACACATAAAATAAAACTTAGTAAAAATACTAGTAATAAATTTTTCTTCATTGACAATCGCACTCATCTTTTTCACAATCACATTTAGGATTAATCATAGCTTATCCATTTCCTCTTTTACTGCTGTCCAAGTTAATTCAGAATGAGGATTATCTTTTGTTGTAATAGCTGTTCCATTTTTATCACCAATAACCCAATCTATATCATTAAATGCTTCTTCTTCTTTTCCATCTTTACCTTTTATTGAAAAGACTGCATCTGATTTTAAATTACTTATTGCTTGAACTAATTTTACCATGCTCATGCTAAAATCTCCGATGCTTGAATATGCCAAACACTATCTTGATGTGCAAAATAACTCCATGAACTAGATGATTTCATAAAAGGAGTATAAGTAATTGCTGATGTTGTGTT